ATATTTTTTTTAGAGTTAAATTAAAAGACAATAAATATAGATATTCTATTGGAAGTAAGGAAAGAAATGCTATTCTTACTTGGAAAGATTTGATGAGAAATGAAAATAATCAAGTGCCTATAAGATTGATAGAAAATTTATATAAATGTTTAGGAAAAGAGTATGTGGTTCGTGGTAATAAAAAACTTATTACAGAACAAAAAAAAGCTTTTCCTGATAAGAAATTATCTTTTAAAGATTTGAAAGATGACTTCGGACTAACGGTTGACTTTGGTACGCCTTGGGTAGTTGTAATGACAACAATTAACACAGAAACAAAAGCGTACTTAGAAAACTTAGAGACAAGAGGTGAAGACTTAGCCTTAGAACCAAGAGTAACTTTATCTACTATACATCAACAAAAAGGTGGTGAAGCAGATAATGTTATTGTTTCTTTAGATATAGGAAAAATGGCATACGAAGAATATCGTACTAATCCTATTAGCGAGCATAGACTGTTTTATGTTGCTTTTTCTAGAGCTAAAGAAAATTTATTTATAATAACGCCACAATCGCGGGAGGCATATAGAATATGAGTAAACAAATTGGAATGTTTAAACCAAAATCAGAGTGGGTTCCACCTATGGATTTTCCTAACATTAAAGACGCAGATAAAATAGCAATAGATCTAGAAACAAAAGATCCTAATCTTATGCAGAAAGGCCCAGGTTGGGCTACTAATGACGGAGAAATTATTGGTGTTGCTATCGCTGTGGACGGTTGGAAGGGATACTATCCTATTCGACATGAAACAGGTTTTAACCACGATCCACGAGTCGTGTTTGATTGGCTTAATGAAGCTCTTTCAGGAGACGGAGAAAAAATAGCTCACAACGCTACTTATGACTTTGGTTGGTTAGAAGCTGAAGGAGTCAAATGGAATGGTCGTATCATTGACACAATGATTGCTGCTCCTTTAATTAATGAAAACAAATTTAGTTATTCTTTAAATGCAGTATCAAAAGAATATTTAGCTGAAAGTAAAAACGAATTTCTTTTAAATGAAACAGCAGCACAATGGGGTGTTAATCCTAAAAGCGAAATGTTTAAAATACCTTCTCAATATGTAGGAGAGTATGCTGAACAAGACGCAGTGCTGTCTTTAAAACTTTGGGATAGATTAAAACCTGAAATAGTTCAACAAGACTTGCAAACAGTTTTTGATTTAGAAACTGACCTCATACCTATTCTTATGAAGATGAGAAAAAAAGGTGTGAGAGTGGATTTAGAACAATTAAAGAAAGCTGAAAAGACATTTGTTAAAAAAGAAAATGAATTAATGAAATTCATCTTTGAAAAGACAGGGCTCAAATGTGATATATGGGCTGCTCGTTCCATTGCTACCATTTTTGATCAGTGTAAGATTGATTATCCTAAAACAGAAAAAGGTAATCCTAGTTTTACAAAAAGCTTTTTAGAGTTTCATCCTCATCCTATTCCGAAGGCAATTGTTCAGGCCAGAAACTTCAACAAGGCACGGACCACGTTCCTTCATACAATAGAAAAATATCAGCATAACGGAAGAATTCATGCGAACATTAATCAGCTACGAACAGAAAATGGTGGTACGCTGACAGGTCGTTTTAGTTATTCTAACCCTAACCTTCAACAAATTCCTGCTAAAGATGACGCTGAATCGGATATTAAAATCGGTTCCTTAGTTAGAGGATTGTTCTTACCTGAAGAAGGAGAGAGGTGGGGTTCTTTTGACTACTCTCAACAAGAGCCACGACTCGTGAGCCACTATGCAAACATCGTGAAGCTAGAGGGTGCTGAAAAAATCGTTAAAGCTTACAATGAAGACAAAGAAACAGATTTTCATACAATCATGGCTGAAATAGGAAATATACCTCGTAAGAGCGCTAAAACCATAAATTTAGGGCTATTTTATGGCATGGGTGTGGGAAAGCTATCTGATCAATTAGGCATTGATCCTGAAGAAGGTAAATCTTTAATCAAACAATATAATGAAAGAGTTCCTTTTGTTAGACAATTAGCTGACGCAGTATCTGACCATGCTAATAAAAGAGGAGCTGTTAAAACTTTCTTAGGTCGAAGATGTCGTTTTGAATTATGGGAGCCAAAAGCATTTGGTTCTTACAAAGCGTATCCTTTGGATAGAGCTAAAGAAGAGTATGGTGAATATACTCCTTTGAAAAGATCAGGGACGTATAAAGCTTTAAATAGGTTGATACAAGGATCAGCGGCTGATCAAACAAAAAAAGCCATGATTGATTTAGATAAAGAAGGTATCAATCCTATGATTCAAATTCACGATGAACTAGCCATTAGTCTTAATGGTGATCCTGAAGTGGAGAAAAAAGTCATTGATATTATGGAAAACACGATTGAAATGAGTGTTCCTTCCAAGGTCGATGTAGCAATAGGAAACAATTGGGGAGAAGCAAAATGAACTGTTGGCATTGTAATACACAATTAATATGGGGTGGAGATCATGATTTAGAGGATGAAGCAGAAGAATATATCATGGTGACAAATTTAACCTGTCCTAATTGTGATAGTTATGTGGAAGTTTTTCTTCCTGAACAAAAAAGTTTTAAAGTTATAAAAGGAGAAAAAAATGAGAATAACCTATAATAATGGTGAACTAAACTTATCTTTAACTAATGAAGAAGTGGATCATATTGCTGATAACAAAGGTAGAAGTATACCAATGGATATTAGTTGGCTGAAGGTTTTACATGAAGATATTTCAAAATGCGTTTTAGCTCATTGGTCTGCTGTTGAAGTATGGGATGCATTAGAGGCACATCAGAAAACTGTAAAAAGCATAAGTAAAAAAGAAGAATAAGTATTATATTCTCCTCTAAATAAACCAAGGAGATAATAATGTTTAACCTAACTAATAAAGCCAAAAATCATTTCTTAAACTTCTTTAAGCAAGAAGATAAAGATCAATCAATCAAAGACTTCTGTCAAGCAGAATATAAAAAAGATTGGTATGCAGCCTATAGATCTTTTAAAGAAGAAGGTCAGTTCCCTAATTTTATTAGAAGAACTCTTTAAGTATTAGCTACTATTTCAGCTAGATGTTCACATCTGTTGGTGGTTTGCTTATGCCACCTAGAATCTTTCATTTCATCCGAAGCTTCTTTCCACTTCTTGTTTCTCATGTTTTTCCACATCTTGGAGAAATTTCGGACACCTTGAGTTCCTAGTTGAAAAACCATTTCCACAATAACGTGTTCTATATGAACAGGTAAATCGTGACCAATACATTCCTCAATTAGAGCATCAGCTCCCGCTGCTGCTCTGTTTAAATCTAAATCAAATAGTTCATCTATTTCTTCTCTAGAAATTTTTTTTCCTTCAGGAAATCTTTCTCTTTCATGTGGTTTAATAAGGTGGCCTATGCCAATCGTGGCTTTTCCTAAACTGTCCAAATATACGTGGTCAACAATTCCTTCCGCAGAAGTAACTCTAGCTCTTAACTCATCTGTAATTTCAATCATGATGCACCTATGCCCCAATGTTCTTCATGGGGATCTTTTTCTACCTTTCTTTTAAATAAGTTTATAATAAATTTCAATAATTTCATTTATCTTAATTTATACCCTAAACCAGCGTATTTGTCTACACTTCCACCTTTTTTAAAATTCATTGATGCTCCGAAGTTTAGTCCTCCCTGACCTATTGTTGCGTTTAAATCTACAGGAAGACCATTAACCATAAAAGTGTTACCATAGCCCAACTGAGGATTTCCAGACAAAACATTATCGAATCTAAAATTACCTACGTTAGTTTTTAATTCAGGGTTTTTACCAAAATTATATAGATCTGTTAAACTAGGTAATCCAAGATTATCTACTCTTGCATTAGCTAAAGCTGTTTCAAAATCATTTTGATCACTTACATTAGGTTTTGCCTTAAAAGGAAGATTATCCAATCTTGAATCATATAAAAAGGGATATTCATCTCTAAAAGTATCGTCTCCTTGCTTTGAAGGTGGCAGAAGACCTTGTAATTGTTTCGCATATATTTTTTGATTATCAATAGTTGGAGAAACAAAAGTTGGTTCTTCTGTTACTGTCATATCACTGCTTCCTCCATAAGTGACGGTTGGTTCACCACCACCTAAAGTTTTTCTTAAATTATCATAAAGACCACCAACAGTTTCTATTCCTTGTTGAGCTCCACTTCTAACTCTTCCAAATAAATCAGATAAAACAGAACCAATGACACCACCTCTACCAATAAAGTCACCTATTCCTCTACCAATACTTCCTAGGCCATAGCCAATATCACTTCCTATTTCTCTAAAAGTAGGACCATATTGATTGGCTAATCTCATTGATTCTTTCGCAAGACTCCTTGGAGCCCCTTGTTTCATTTGTAAAAGGTTTGAAGAACCTTGAACAGGTTTTGTATATAAATTTTTAAATCGCTGAAGTTCATCAGCTTGTTTCATTCTACGTAAAGCTCTGTCATCGGAAACATCAGGTCTGTTAGAAAAAAATTCTCTACGACCACGAGCTGTATCAAGTTCTCGCTCTATTTGATCAATACTTTTTGAAGGAGGACCTACTGGTGTTCCTCTTCTGCTTTCCATTAATCCTGGGGGTGCCATTATGCTACCACCTGTGGTTTTTTAAACTTTTTTGATTCATAGAGATCCACGATACCACCTTCTGCTGCATTAAACAAAGGTAATCCTACTGACTCTAAACTACCCATTGTTTGTGGATTAGTCGCTCCACTACCTTGTCCTCCTAAAGAAGCTAAATCAACTTGAGGAATATTAAGAGGTTGTATTAAAGGAATATTAGTCTGTCCTCTACTTATAGGAATCTCTTCTTTGGGAGCAGAATTAATAGTTTCTACATCGTTAAGCATTTGTTCTTCAAATATGTCTCCATCGTAATCATCAGCCATGTTATCTAAAGTTTCTTGAGCAATTTGACCAAATTTAGTCAGTTCCTCTACCTCTCTTTTATGTTGTTCATAAGCTTCAGTTCCCTCTTCAAACTTTTCTTTTAATACATCAGATGTGTACATCTTTATTAAACGAACCATATTAGAGTATCTTGTTTTATAATTAGTGTTTTGATCCATCGCTTTGTAAAAAGCTCTAGCTTTTTTAGGATCTCCTAAAATATTAGCCATGCTTCTTAGTCTTAAAAATAAAGCTGGTGCAGTTACTCCTGATTTTAATCCTACAAACCCTCCAAAAAGAATACCTAATAGTCCTGTGCTTAAATTAACTGCACCAATAGAAAGCTTTCTATTTAAAAGACCTGCCGCACTAGGAATAAATGTATTTCCTCTTGCTACTAACACG